TCAGATGATGACGGCATGAACGAACGCGGCGCAGGTGTTCGTTATGTTGGAAAGCCCGAAGAGACGTTTGATTTCTCCAGAGGCAAGGCGTCTCCGATGCCTGTTTCGACAAAAACTCGTAAAATCCCCACGCTTACCGATGACGACGAAGTTGTCGTTAACCCGCAGCGCAAAGCCTCCAATCCAGTAATGAGGGCTGCTCCGCCGTCGCCCAAACAACGGGCTGAAGCGTACAGAAAATACCGTGAAAAGAAGCCTCTTCAGCAGAAAGAGCTTTCTATGCGCGATAAGCTGATGAACGCTATTCAAGGCGTGGATGACGATCATTACGCCAAAGGCGGAAAAGCAAAGCCGAACTACGAAGGTGGCACTCGTCCGACCGGCGGTCGTTTGGCTAAGGCGTACGGCGGTGGCCTTATGGGAGAGCTTGCTGGCGCTAAGAGCAAAAGCAAAGGCAAGAAGTCCAAAGGCAAGACCGACATCACCATCAACATCAGCACCGCGCCCAAGCCCGACGCGATGATGCCGCCCAAGCCCCCGATGATGCCGCCTCCGGGTCCGCCCATGCTGCCTCCTGGGCCTCCTCCGGGCGCTCCTCCGGGTATGATGCCTCCTCCGGGTGGTCCAATGGGTATGCCTCATGGTGGGCCTCCTATGCCTCCTCCGGGCATGATGGGTCGTAAGGCCGGTGGTCGCGTTGGTCACCGCACTTACCGTTCATACAAAGATATGGATGCTGGGTCGGGCGGCGGTCTCGGTCGCTTGGAGAAGTCTGAAATCCAAGAGCACAAAGATGGCCGCAAAGAAGGTGGTCGCGTCGGTCATCGCACCTATCGTTCCTACAAGGACATGGATGCGGGATCGGGCGGTGGTCTTGGTCGCCTAGAGAAGACTGAGATTCAAGAGCATAAGCGCAAGTAAACTACTGATACGGGGGCCGCTTAATCGCGGCCCCCACCTAGTATTGAACTGAATTGGAATTATATTATGCAGACTCAACAATCGCTTTTTGAAAGCGAACTCAAGAAACTTATCAACATTGAAATTGAACGGCTTAAGGAAGCCTTAGCGTTCAATAACTTTACTGAAATGGGTCAATTCAAATTCGTTATGGGGAGTATTGCTGGATTGAGAGCTATTGAAGAATTTGCAAACGAAGCTCGTGATAAGAGCGATCAAAGAAGTCGTTAATATTGAAAGGACAACAAAGTGAATAAGACGATTGTAAAATACGACACAAAAAACGCCCGCAGCGAGTTGATGGCTGATCTTGGAAACATTGACGGTATTGAAGTATTCAATAACCAAGTTCTAGTTGTGACGTACACACGCCCTGAAAAGACTAAGGGCGGTATTTATTTGACTGCGAAAACTAAAGACGAAGACAAATATCAGTCTAAAGTTGGCCTTATTGTAAAGATGGGTCCGTCTGCCTTTGTTGATGAACAGCAAAACTGGTTCAAAGACGTGAATATTAAAGAAGGCGATTGGATTATCTACCGTCCGTCCGATGGTTGGCAGATGCTGGTTAATGGCGTTGCTTGTCGATTGCTTGACGACACCGTTGTTCGCGGTCGTATCCCTGATCCTGACATGATTTGGTAAGGAAAACACACCATGGCTGACGAAAAAAATGTTGCTGAGGATCAAGTATCTTCAGAGGTCGAAAAGACAGAAGACCAAGGTGTAAACCAGCCCTCTAATGAAGAGGTTTTAGCTGATCTACGTCGCAAGCTTGATGTTGAGCGTACGGCGCGCGTTAACGCTGAAAATGCGGCTATTCAGAACGCCCGATTGGCACAACAGTCAGCTACACAGGTTGATAATACTAACCTTCAGCTTGTGAGTAACGCCATCGATACGGTACGTCGTGAGAACGAGATACTTAAGGCCAACTACCGTTCAGCTTTGTCTGAAGATAATTACGACGTGGCTGCGGAAGCTCAAGAACGCATGTCGATCAATGCCGCCAAGCTTTTACAGCTTGAAAATGGTAAAGCGGCAATGGAAGCGGAACCCCGGCAACGTCAGCCCGTGCATGAAGTCCAACGCACAGTTGATCCTATTGAGGCTTTTGCATCCCGACTGACCCCACGGTCGGCTTCTTGGGTGCGTAGAAACCCGCAATTTGTCACCGATCCGCGTCTTAACCAGAAAATGATCGCAGCTCACAACTTAGCTATGGCTGACGGTCACGAAGCCGACTCCGACAGCTACTTTTCGGCAGTTGAGGACACCCTCAAGGTCAATCGCCGTAATGAAACCCCTCAAGACCAGGAATCGGCGCTTTCTTCCGCCTCTTCCCCGGCCCAGAGACGCGCATCTCCACCTGCTGCCCCCGTCAGTCGTAGCGGAACTGGGAATGGCGTCCGCGCAAACCAGCACACATTGAGCGCCGCAGAGCGTGAAATGGCTGAATTTATGCAAATGTCTGAAGAGGACTACGCCAAGAATAAAAATGAGCTTCGCAAATCTGGAAGGATGAATTGAAATGGAAAATGAAGCAGTTGAAACAGTTGTCGCGGCTGTCGCCGAACCTAAAAAGCGCGGTCGGCCCAAGAAAACCGCTGAAAATGCTGCCCCCGTTATGGAGCGGCCTGCTATGAGGACTGAAATGCGGGAACGTGACCCCAGGGCAGAGGCTGAACGCCGCGCTGCCGAGATTATGGGTCATATCGGCAATTTAGACGAAGGCACGGACGACTTTTATGTTGATCGAAAGATAATTCCTGATGGCTGGACCTACGAGTGGAAGCGCAGAACGGTTTACGGCCAGGAAGACCCGGCTTATCAGGTCGCTTTGGCTCGTACCGGATGGACGGAAGTCCCCGCATCACGTCATCCTGAGATGATGCCTATCGCTGGTGGTTACAAAACTATCGAACGAAAAGGCCAAATCCTTATGGAACGCCCCGAGATGATCACTGATCAGGTCGTTCAATTGAACAACCAACGTGCCCGCGATCAAGTGCGTGTGAAGGAGCAGCAGCTTAATTCAGCACCTGATGGGCAATTTGGTCGTGACCATGCTCAAGCTAAAGCGAAAATCAATAAAAGTTACGAGCCGGTACCAATCCCAGGCGATAAATAAGCGATTTAAGGGGCCGCAGAGATGCGGCCCTTTACTTTTGTAGATTAAACGTGTTTATTATTAAATGCTTCCCCCGGTGCGGAAGCGTTAATCTTATCCCCGGCTCCTAATCGCCCCGGTGCGCGATGATGAAGCCTCCCACTTTGTAGGGAGACCGTCATGGCGAATACAAATACGCCTTTCGGCTTTAGCGAATACTACGGTGGTGCTGGTGGCGCTCCGACGTTTGCCCAGAGCGAACTTCGCATTGCGTCTAATGACAGCACCCAGGTTTTTACCGGCGATCCGGTGATGCCTGATAGCACTACTGGTTACATCACCCAAGCTGCTCCTGGCACTGAAGTGCTTTCCGGCATTTTCGTCGGTTGTAAGTATCTCTCGGTTTCTCAGAAACGCACCGTTTGGTCGCGTTACTGGCCGGGTGCTGATGCAAACGGCGACGTTTATGCCTATGTGATCACCGACCCGAACGCTCGTTTTGTTGTCATGGGCAACAGCACGACGTTCAACATCAGTGGCACCCTCACGAATTACGGCACCTCGCCTGTTGGTCAGTATGCCCAGTTCGCGATTGGCACGGGTAATACCAACACCGGAACTTCTGGTGCGTATCTCAACAGCCTGGGTTCGACCGTCACTTATCCGTTCATCGTCACCGACTTGGTAACCTTCCCGCAGGGCGCGAATGGTGCTGATCCGACTACTGCCTACAACTGGGTCGTCGTTGGCTTCAACAACCAGATTTCTCGCACCAACGGTGCGGGTCCCACTGGTATTTAGGGAGTAAGCTCACATGGCCGTTAATCTTAGTCAGATTAAAGACCTTCTGCTCCCCGGTCTCCGTGGGGTAGAAGGCAAGTACGAGATGATTCCGTCTCAGTACGATAAAATCTTCACCAAGCACGACTCGAAAATGGCTTTGGAACGCACCGCTGAAATGCGTTACCTCGGCCTTGCCCAGCTTAAAACCGAAGGCGGTCAGACCGCTTTTGACAATGGCGCTGGCGAACGCTTCGTCTACAACCAGGAACATACGGAAATTGCTCTCGGGTACGCTATTACTCGCAAAGCGATTGACGATAACCTGTACAAGACGCAATTCCATCCGTCGAACCTCGGCCTGATTGAAAGCTTTCAGCAGACCAAGGAAATCTACGGCTCGAACGTCCTGAACACGGCTCAGGTTTACAATGCCAATGTCGGCGGTGATGGCGTAGCTCTTTGCTCCGAAAATCACCCGATTGACGGCGGCGTTGTAGCCAACAAGCCTGCCGTTCAGGTTGACTTGAACGAATCGACCCTCTTGAACGCCATGATCGCAGTTCGTACGAACTTCAAAGATCAGGCTGGCCTGAAGGTGTTCGCTCGCGCGCGTAAACTGATTGTTGCCCCGCAGAACGAACCGACCGCGATCCGCCTGACGAAGACGGAACTGCGTCCGGGTAGTGCGGACAACGATGTGAACGCGATTATGATGACCGCTGGTGGTCTGCCGGAATCGTACATGGTCAACGACTTTTTGACCTCCCCGTACGCTTGGTTCCTGCTCACGAACATCGACGGCTTGTCGTACATGAGCCGCATCAAGTTTGAGACCGACATGCAGGTAGACTTCGTGACCGACAACCTTTTGGTTAAAGGCTACGAACGCTACAGCTTCGGTTATTACAACTGGCGTTCCATCTACGGTTCGTTCCCCGTGGCGTAATTGGAAAGGCCCGCCTTCACGGGCGGGCCGATCCTCTTGATCATTGGAGATCAAAATGAAGAGTCAATCGCGTATGAAGAGGGCTTCTGGCGGGGAAACCGAAACCGGTGACCGCGAGTGGGAGCAGGACGAAAAAAAGAAAAACATGCGTTACACTTACGAAAGTAATGTGAACGATGAAGCTGAAGAACGTAAACACGGCGGTCGTGCGAAGAAGCACGTTGGCAAGACGCACGGCATGAGCGCCAAGCATCATGCCGGTCGCAAAGCTCGTAAGAGCGGCGGTCGTACGGGTTCCAACATGAACCCGCTGTCGTCGGCCCATGCGGGAACGCAGGCCAAAGGTCGCCACACCGTTGATATCGATTAGTTAAATTATCCCTCCACTGGGGAACTGGTGGAGGGGTTTTTCCGGGGTATCCCGGTGCATCTGACAGCCCCCGGCTGACGACATGCAGACAGATGTGCTAAACTCGCATGTGAGGACATTATAATGGGTAACACGCATTTTTCGGGTCCAGTTTGGTCGGCCAACGGCTTCATTGTCGGCGGCGATCAAGAACCCTACGTCACGGTAACTTCGACCGATGTTGGCGTACCGGTTGCGGCGATCACGGGCACAATCAACCCGGTCTCGCCCTTCGGCAGCAACACCAATACTGCCCCTTCGAGCGCCCAGGGCGTGAAGGGCCAAGTGTACGGCTCCAACGAAACCTCGACCGCCACCTACTATCTCGGCGTTATGGGTCGTTATCTCATCAGCGGCACGAACGCTTCGACGTTCCCGAAAGCGGGCGTTATGGGTGTCGTCGGTGATACGACGACGACTGCTGACGCGGCGGTTATGGCGTTCCTCGATGGCGACGGTGGTCTGACGACTGCTAACGCTGGTTACGGCATCTCGATGACCAACAGCACTGGCGGCAGCGGCTTCAATTACGGCATGGACTTGAGCATGTTGGATACGGGCGCTCCGTCCAGCTTGAAGGCTTACAAGATCGCTCAAATCCGTTTGGCTAAAGATTCTGCCAACGGAAACGTCGTGATCAAAGTCGTCAACTCCGTTGTTGACGGCACGGCTTCGGGCCTTGGCATTGGTTCGCTGGGCCTCGACTCAACGGCTGGCAAGCTGTTTGTCGTGGACGCTTCCGGCAATTGGCAAGTCGTCACTAGCTGATGATTACGCATCACGACCCAGAAATTGAGTTTCTGGTTCATATGTTGGCCGGTCAGAGAGACGTTGCGATGGGACAAGCAGCTAAACTTTTCAAAGAAAACAAATCTTTGAAAGAACAGGTTGAACAACTCAAAGCAAAGCTTCCTACCGATCAGGAATAATTAATGGGGTGTGGGGGCTTCGGCCCCCCACTTTCTTGAGGTAATTATGTCTGGTGCTTGGACCCGCAAAGAAGGCAAAAACCCTTCTGGTGGCTTAAACGAAAAAGGCCGTGCCTCGCTTAAGGCAGAGGGCCATAATATCAAGCGTCCTGTTTCATCTAGTGAAGCTCATAAAAGTCCCGCCTCCGCTCAACGGAGAGAAAACTTTAAAAGCAGAATGTGCGGTATGAAGCAAAAGCTAACTTCAGCCAAAACCGCGCATGATCCAAATAGCAGGATCAATCTGGCTTTAAAGAAATGGGACGTTAAGTGCTAAGAAAGGACTTTTAAATGCGCCCAATTACAGTTTCTGTGTCCGATGCTTCAGGCGATCCTAAAGGAAGCTCCCTAGTGCGCTTTGACAACTGGGCACAGGGGCCAGTTTCGGTTCAAGCTGTTGTAACCGGCACCGTCAGTTATTCAGTTCAGGTCTCAAACGACGATCCCAATGACCCTGTAAATCCAGTTGACGTTGCTTCTATGACTTGGTCACCAGCGCCAGACGCTGGTTTGGTTACACAATCGGCAACAAAATATGGAAGTTTGGTTGCCGTCCCGGTTTTTGCCCGCGTTTATCTAGCCAGCGGTAACGGATCGGTTGTGACGACGTTTGTTCAAAGCAGCAGCGTACCGCAATAATATTCATGACCACTAGTGGTACATACGCTTTCAACCCCTCGCTCGGTGAGTTGACGCTATACTCCTTCAACTTGGCGGGACTGCGTAATACGTCCTTGCTGCAAGAACACATGCAAAGCGCCAAGATGGCGACGAACATGATGCTTGCAAACTGGGCGAACCAGGGTGTGAACCTTTGGAAAGTTGACCTTGTAACGGTTCAGCTTGTTCAATCTCCAAGCGTTGTGACGGCTACGGTATCTTCAGGTACCGCTACGCTGACGTACTCCACGCCGAATACTCCGGTTTATGGCATTAGCTCGTCGATTACGGTTACGGGCGTTAACGTCTCTGGCTACAATGGCAACTTCACGGTCACCGCGTCCGGTCCTGGGTATGTCAGCTACGCTACGACAGCAGTGACCCCTGGAACGGGTGGTGTGATCAGTTCAACCACCCCGGCGGCTACATTCAGCGTTGATCGCAACACGGTCGTGATCCTCGATGCCTATATGGGCATCATCCCGGCCAGTGGACCTGAGATCGACCGCGTGATTATGCCGATCAGCCGTACTGAATATGCCAGTTATCCAAACAAAACGCAGACTGGCTTTTCAACAACATTCTGGTTTGATCGCTTAATCTCTCCGACCGTTACGTTGTGGCCCGCTCCCGATGGGGCCAGCGCACAGGTTCTAAAGTATTATCGCGTCACCCAGATTGAAGATTCAAATTTCTCAGGAGGGCAGACCGTTGACATACCTTACCTCTGGCTTGAAGCGTTTGCAGACGGGCTTGCTTATCGTTTGGCAAAAGTCTGGAATCCCCAGCTTGCTCCTGCGCTTAAAGCGGTAGCTGACGAAACTTATGGCGTTGCTTCACGGCAGAACATTGAATCTGCTCAACAGTATATTAGCCCGCAAGTTATTGGCTATTACAGACCGTGAGATGATGTATGGCGTATGCCTCAAAGTCTGGACGAGCAAGAACCAGTCCCTCTAATCCTGAAGCGTTTGGCGTCTGTGATCGATGCGCCATGTGGTACAATCACGTTGATTTACGCTGGCAGTTTGACTGGCGCGGCGCATCGTTGCTGAACGTCGGTCTTCTGGTTTGCAGTCCTTGTTATGACGATCCGCAGGACCAGCTTCGTGCGATCATTCTTCCTGCCGACCCAGTTCCTATTCAGAACCCCCGTGTCGAGTATCTTGAAAGCTATGAAAGCAACACGCGCGTTACTTCAGGCCAGAATACAGTCGATTTCTGGACGGGCATCCCTGTTCCGGGTGGTGATGTCCGTATCACTGAAGAAAGCAATGACCGCGTAACGCAGACGACAGGCGAGCCGCCGGGTGGTATAAATCAAGAACCGGGTACTGATCCTAACGCGCCGGGTAACGACGATCCCGGCTTGCCGTATGGGTTTGATCAAGTTCCGAAAACAGGGCCGCTTACATGACCAACGTACAAATCCCAAATCTTCCAGCAGCCGTAGCTTTGAATGGCAGCGAGCAGCTTGAGGCTGTTCAGGCTGGAACGTCGGTTCGCGTCACGTCGGCTCAGATTGCAGAATTAGGCGGCGGACCCACTGGCCCACAGGGTAATACGGGTCCGACAGGACCGGCTGGCGCTACTGGCCCAACCGGCGCAAAAGGCCCAACAGGCAGCACTGGTCCGCAAGGCCCCACCGGAAACACGGGCAATACAGGCGCGACTGGTCCAACGGGTCAAAAAGGCGCAACTGGCTCACAAGGTTTGATTGGTCCGACTGGTTCACAAGGACTAAAAGGTCCGACCGGCCCAACGGGGCAGACTGGTCCGCAAGGCCCCACCGGAGTTACAGGTCATATCGGCCCGACAGGCCCAACGGGTCCAAGCGGTCCTACGGGTCCGACTGGAGACACCGGTCCTACAGGCCCTACAGGCCCTACAGGCCCCACAGGCGCGGCTTCTAATGTTGTCGGCCCTACAGGCCCCACGGGCGCGACCGGTTCTCCTGGCGGCGGCATTACCTATAAGGGCACCGTACCTACACCCTTAGCTCTTCCGCCCACGGGGAACGCTGTTGGTGATGCTTATATCGCGTTGTCCAATGAGCATTTGTATGTTTGGGACGGCGTGGCGTGGACCGATGCTGGTCAGTTAGGATTTATCGGCCCGACCGGACCCACTGGCCCCACCGGTCCCACTGGCGCGAATTCTACGGTAGCTGGCCCAACGGGTCCGACAGGTATCCAAGGTGCCACCGGACCAACTGGACCGACAGGCGATACAGGACCCACAGGTCCAACCGGCCCGACAGGCGATACAGGACCCACAGGTCCAACCGGCCCGACAGGCGATACAGGACCCACAGGTCCAACCGGCCCGACAGG